AGCCTCGTTGGAATCAGTTCGTGTTATCCAGCGATCCCAACAGTGCTTACAAAGGTGCCCTGCGTAACATCATGATCAACAGCATGGCCAAGAGCCTGGGTTACAAGCTCAATCAAAATGATGGCATAGCTGATCGCGCCACTAATAACATCATCACCGACGACCCAGACAAAGTCGCCAAGTTGCTGCTGAACCCCACTGCGTCCGCAAAAGATCTTTATTCCGTGGAAAGCATCGTGCGTGCATTGAAGATGGATCCACGGCGCGACGAAAAGATCGCGGACTTCCGGGCACACATGGAACGTGAAGGCACGTCTTGGGATCCAGACATGCTGGAAGAAAACGAAGTGAGTTTCCTGAGTCGACTCAGAGATCGCATAGTCAATCAAGGTATGCGCCCTATATTCGAAGGCGTGCGCATCGAGCACCCAGAAGACATGGTATTTGACATGGGCAGCACAGGCATACGCCAAGCCTTGTCGGGTATAATCAACACGGCCAAACAACCGCAATCAGCCACTGTGAAATGGGATGGTAAACCCGCCATCATATTTGGGCGCAAGCCCAATGGTGATTTTGTGCTCACTGACAAGTCAGGTTTCCTGGCCAAGGGCTACGACGGGTTAGCCACCAGTCCAGAAATGATCCAACGTATAATGACACAGCGTGGCGGCGAACGCACAGAACTGATCAATATCTATCGACGTCTATTCCCAGTATTGCGGGCAGCCACCCCACAGGATTTCCGGGGATATGTGCAAGGTGATCTTCTTTTTGTAAACAGACCACCAGTGGTCAATGGTGCCTATGAATTCACTCCCAACACCGTGAAATATCGTGTGCCGACAGACAGCGCATTGGGACAGAAGATTGGCAACAGCGAGATAGGTGTGGTAGTCCATACACAGCTCGATGCTCCGGGCGCGGCTCCGGAACCCATCCGGGCCGCAGATCTGCAGCCAGTCACTGGATTAGTCATACTGGATCCCAGCCTCAGAGAACCACGACAGATCAAGTTGAATGCCCAAACAGTGCGTAATTTACAAAAGATCATGCAGCAATACAGCGCAGACATAGATCAACTGTTTGATCCACAAGCCCTGAGAGAGCGCAAGATCACCAATCTACCACAGCTGATCAAGACCTATATCAATAGCCGCGTGAGATCCGGGAGCTATGACAACCTAGTGGGAGGTTTTGGACAGTGGGTGCAACAACGCGAACCTGCCAAAGCACCGCGTATATTCCAATGGGCCACTGAAAACAAACAAGGTATGGCTGCTGTATTCCAAGCGTTCCTGGATCTTTCCAGCTTGAAGAACGACCTGGTCAGGCAACTAGATTCCCAAGCACAGGACGTACAAGCTTCAGTGAATGATGAGCCTGGTCATGAGGGATACGTAGGACAGGGCATGAAGTTCGTGGATCGCATGCGTTTCAGCCAGGCCAACTTCGCCCGCAACAACCCCGATTTAGTCTGATACTACCCGATTTCTCCGTTTTGACATAAATAAAATTAGACCCAATGGGTCCATATATCAAGGAGAAATAAAATGGCACAATTTACACGAGTTAACGGCGATGCACAACCAGTATTCGCTTTGGATACAGCAAACGGTCCTATCGCTGCTTCTACCGCTACCGCAGGTACACCTGTACAGCCCCAAGGTCCCAAGTTGGACTTCTTCGGCGCAGTTGCTAACACATCTGTAGCCGGCGAGCAAGGCGTCAGCGAGTATGTTTCTGCAGTTATCACTGCTGTCCAGCAGACAGCCACAGTCGCTATGTACCAAGTTGATGGTACAGCATTGAGCTTCGCTGTGTACCCACAGGGCGCTTTCGCCAACGCCGCTGCATTCTTGGCAGCTGCAAACGTGACTTACACTGGTTTCCAGCTCGACAGCGCAACCAATGTAGGTTTCAAACTGGCTGCATCCTAATCTGATCTGAGATCGTGATAAAAACCCTGGTTTTCGGACCGGGGTTTTTTTATGGCATAATTACTGACATGCAAGAAACAAAATATGTCTACGAAAGTCCCGACGGCGGCGAAACGGTGTATCGTCGCAGAATTGGAGTCTCGGGCGAACACCGGGAAATACACAGCATAAGCCCCCGGCAGAAAGATCTGTATCAGGGCCTACAGAGATCTAAACTCTGGGGAAACATACACAGAGAATCTGAGAATGACCCTGTCCTAAAAGACCTGTTGGATCGTGTGGAAATATATTATCGGATGAAATACGATGCAAAAAGTTGATTGTTACTGTCTTTTTGACATCACTGCCACAGGAGTCACTTATAATAGACCGGGCAGTGGTGATCCCACAGAACAACGGGCGAGGAATCAGCAAAGGAACTGGGATACCATGATGCAGCTAGTGGGCATGCGCACACAAGTATTCAATGTATCAGGTCCTGATATCGTTGAATCTAAGGAATCTCCGTTCGCCCTAGATCAGAAAACATGGAAATTCAGCTTTGAAATAGAACCCGAAGCTCAATGGCTAGTGGATGATGATGAATTTTGGTTGCTCAGGCAAGACAGCGAAGGCACCCCGATGATCACTGGACTCACAGAAACCGCAGATACCGGGCCGTTGATACGCACCTCCGACTTGTACCCTAACGTGATTTATGCCCGGGGAAATAAATAAATGAGAACCAAAAAAGGATCCAGTGGTGCAGACAACAGACATCGAGAAAAAAAATCTAGAAACACACGTGGAATTGTGCGCAGCGAGATACAAGTTCCTCGAGGAGAAACTGGAAACAGTAGAAGAAAAAGTAACAGGTCTGGAGTCGGTGATCCGAGAAGTCCACGACATGATACAAGTGATGACCGAAAAAAGAAACGACCAGATCCTGAGCTGGGGGATGGCGATAATCGCGTCACTGACCGGAATCATAGCCTGGTTAGTAATAAATTACGTAGCAAAATAAGCGAAGACCAAGCCACACGCATCCTTGAGCGCATGGCTCGGGAGCAATTCCTAGATAATCCCAACGCTATATTCCGCATAGGCGAAGATGTGCGTGCTTTTGGCCGGTATCTCATACATCCTTGTCGAGACGGATTCCAGATATTCCGCGGGGCTACATTGGCAGCCGAAACAGATTCTAGCCGGGTAGCTATATCTTGGTGCATCGCGGACAAACTCAATAAACATGAACTTTCACAACAGATGATCTGGGCAGATCAAGAAGTATCCTGGCGCACAAAAGAAATACAGCACTATCGCTATGTGCTGGCTGTTTCGCAAGACACCACCAAAAAATACGTGATAGCAGACCGCTTGAACGATGCCCAAACCAAACTCCGGTATGCGCAAGATCGGCTCGATAAATGCCTGAATCTGGCTAAATACTGGCAACACAAAGGATTCAATAATGAAACTGCAAGAACTGGAATCAAAAACTAAGGCCCAACAGAGCCAAAAGGTTTTAGAAAGCTACTTCGGACAGCGCCTGTCCGTTGACAGCATCGGAGCCGCCCAGGCCCGCAAAATGCTGAGCCGTGTGCGTGGACTGATCCGTGAACACCGCCGCACCTTGGATTTCCACACCAGCGAGCAGGATCCTGCTTATCTCAAGCTCATCGTGATCGAGCAAGCACTGGAAGCCCGAGTGAAAGAATCCAGCCCTGGTGCTGCCCCGGGCATGGCCATGGCACCAAACGCCAACAAACCCGGCGAAGAAGAAATCGATCCACAGAGCACCATGGCAGGGGTTCGTAAAATGGCCTCTGCTACCGGACAACAGAACAAAGCCGCTGTGTTAGGCAAAGCCATTGACACAGCCGTGCAAGGCAAGCCACTGAATCCCCAGCAACGCACTGAGCTTGGCAAACAGCTTGGTGGGCTGCAAAAAGCCATGAGTAATCCGCAAAACGCATCGCGATTGCAACAGATGCTCAAGACTGCCACTGCTGAGTCCGCTAAAAAATCCCGCCGCCTGCGCGAAGCCAGCGAGCTACAGCAAGCCCAAGTCGTGCTGGCAGCACAAGACATGGTAGATCAAGTACAAGGCATGATCGAAGATATTTCGGCCATGCAGTTCAAAGATCTGCCTGCATTGGTCAACTCTATCCGTAATGATATTGGAATGGATCAAGCGCAGAAATTCAACAATGATGTCACAGCCGCACTACAAGGTCTCATCCAAGGATTGCAAGGCACCAAGACACAGATGGAATCCGCACAAGGTATCCTCACTGGTCAAGCTCCAGTGGTACCTGGCGCGGACGACATGGCCTTGGATGCTGGAGAATTACCTCCAGCTGAACCTGATGCAGAAGTCGATGCGGACCTGAGCCTGGACGCTAATCTCTCCGACGAAGAACCCGAAGATCAAGCACCCACCAAGGCTCTGGGTCGCGAGCGCAGATAATGCTGATCCGTGAGTTTCAGGATCCTAACACTGTGAGATTGGTCGCCCTGGCCAAATTTTTACGTGGCCGGGCCCAAGATACCCAATCAGTCAAACCCACAAGCGTAGATACCTTTATTGGGATAGCCCGAGACATGGGCATAGATTTCACAGCAGAAAGGCTGCAGACCTTGGTCACAAAAGACCCTCTGCGTAACATCATCGCCAACATCGAAGGCAATAACATCATTTGGAAAGGGTCCGAAGAAACAGTCGCACCTACCATGGGTGTGGATCAGGCCCGCGATACAGTAGATCGCATGGCTAAACGGGCCGCTAAAAAAGGCATTTGATTATTGTAAATCACTAAATAATAGAACATTACGAAAGTTCTATTATGCTAGAAAAAGTTTGCGAACAATGCCAAGAAAAATTTACATTGCCCAGTACGGCGAAAAAATTCTTGGCGAGACGGTTTTGTGGTCCAATTTGTTCAAGACGTTGGGCAGCCAATCACCGTTCTGCTACATGGCGAGAAAAAAATAGCCTGGCTAAACAAGGAGAAAACAATCCTATGTTTGGCGTGTCCCAAAGAAATCCTAATAGTCTTGCGAATCTAAATCGAAAAGGATCAGCTGGAAAAACACAGTCAAAAGAATCAAATCAAAAAAGATCACAATCGTTGTTAGGGATAAAAAGATCAAAAGATACAATCGAAAAAATAAAGAAAACTAAAATCGAAAAAGGTATATGGTGGCGGCCAGATGATCCGCAATATAATGAATTTAAGAAATATCGTAGAAAAGTTTATTATTGGACGTCAAAAAACGATTTAAGTACTTTAGAAAATTTTAATCGGCGAGGATTGCTTGACTTTCATTTAGATCACAAGTATAGTATTGCTGAAGGATTCAAGAATAACGTGCCGCCTAGAGTAATCGGAAGTATTCATAACTTACAATTTATTTCCTATACAGAAAATGTAAGTAAGGGAGTAAGGTGTTCTATAACATTAGAGGAATTATATGGCTTACAGTAAATCCGTATTAGATCATTATGAAAACCCCCGGAACGTGGGAGCATTTGATAAGAATGATCCTGATGTTGGCACAGGACTCGTGGGAGCGCCGGCCTGCGGAGACGTACTCAAACTCCAGATCAAAGTAGATCCCGAGACCAACGTCATCACTGACGCCAAGTTCAAGACCTATGGGTGTTTAACTAGTAATGCCCCTATCAATACGCCAACTAATACTAAAAAAATAAAAGATTTAAAGATTGGAGACGAAGTTCTGGCCTGGAACGGAAAAGAGATAGTCAATCAGAAGATAAAAAACATAATTAAACACTCTGTTCCTGTAGAGGATCTGTTAGTAGTAACATTCCAAAGAGAAACCAGCAGAAACAGGATCACGCCCGGTACGTTTAATCTAATCTGTACCAAAGAACATATTTTTTGGAATGCAGATAACAAACCAGTTGAGGCACAAACATTGATTCCTGGTCAAGAGCTCTATGAAATAACCGAATATGAATTGAGAAAGTTAACCAATGTTCGTCATAGGGATTGGCTGAAAGAAAAAAATAGTCAACGAATGAAAGAGTGGAATCTAGAATTTGACCATTCTACTCTCCCCCAAAATCAACCTGGGTATGTTTGTAAAAATCTCAATGAGAAAAAAATCAAATCATCTCTGGCATCAAAAAAGAATTGGAGTGATCCTACATATATTGAAAAATGGGCCGAGGGAATGAAAAATAGAGATTGGAGTAAACCAACTTCTATAGAAACCGAATTTATCAATTTATTTGAAGAACACAATGTAGGTGCGAGATGGAGTGCTGGGAAAATTTGGATACAGAGCAAAGACGGCCCAGTGAGCCCAGATTTTATTGTGCCGGGAAAAAAGAAGTGTATAGAAGTTTATACTAAAAACATGCCAAAATTTATGCAGGATCGGTCTGACTCGTCGGATTACGTTAGAACACGATCAGACCAATTAAAATCAGCCGGGTATGAAAGTTTATTTTTGGCAATTGAGGACATTGATCGAGCAGTCGAGCAAGTGAATAATTTTGTACATAACGGCATGAAAATAGTATCAGTTGAGCCAGTATCTCATCACAATCAGCTGAGAGGTTGCGAGAGAGATGGAAAGAATGTCATGGTATACGATCTAAAATTAGAAGATGGAGCACATGTTTTCTTTTCTAATAGGGTAGGATCACATAATTGTGGATCAGCTATTGCAAGTTCCAGTCTTGTCACAGAATGGCTCAAAGGTCGTACCATTGAGCAGGCCGGGGAGATCAAAAACACTGAGATCGCAGAAGAACTCGCTCTTCCCCCTGTAAAAATCCACTGCAGCATCCTTGCAGAAGATGCAATTAAATCTGCTATCGAAGATTACAAGAAAAAACATGATCACGGTCACTGACATCGCAGCAGAAAAAATCCGTACAGCCATTGACCGTCGTGGTCGGGGGCTGGGCATCCGAGTGGGAGTGCGCACCACTGGATGCAGTGGTCTTGCCTACACCTTAGAATATGTAGACACCGAACAAGGGCAGCAGCATTGTGTGGCACATTATGACAACAATGGCGTGCGTGTGTATGTCAAGCCCGAACATCTCG